ACTTTCCCACTACTTGAAGTTAAGCGTGGTTTTGTTGGAAGTTCTGCTACAACTCACGTTGATGGTGAGACTGTACAACTTTACAGAGGTGCTTTCAACATTGAAGGAAATAAGGTTCACTTCACCGATGCTCCGAAGGGTAACCCAAGACAGTTCAGAGACCAGTCTAACCTGCTTTATCCAAAGACTGCATTTGCAGGTAGAGTATTCCTGAGAAATGACTATACAACTAACGTTGTTTATGATGACATGTCCGACCAGTTCACTGGTATTGGTCAAACCTATACATTAACTGTTGGTGGTGCAAACACCACTGGTATTCAGACTGGTAGTGGCGTTCTCTTCTTGAACGATATCTTCCAGACACCATCCACAGACAACAATGCAGGAAATAACTACGAACTGTTTGGTGAGAGTGGTATTTCCAGCGTAAGATACAGCGGCATCACATCAACCAATGGTCAGATTATCATTTCTGAGGGTGATGTCAACCAGAACCAACTTCCTCGTGGTGGAGTCATTGTTTCACTTGGTTCTACAAATGGTCTTGGATTTGCTCCTCTTGTAGGTGCATCGGTAACTGCAATACTTGATGGTTCTGGTGGTGTTACTGCTGTTGGTGTAGGCACTGCCGACATCTATGGTTCTGGATACTTTGGAAACGTTTCCATCGGCATTACAGATCCAAACCACAGTGGAACAGAAGCATCTATTACAGCAACCGTTGGTGTTGGTGGAACACTATCCTTTAACGTTGCTTCTTCTGGTTCTGGATATGTAAACCCATCAATCATTGTACCAGAACCATCTTACGAAAACCTCCCAGTTATTGGTGTTTCGAGAGAGGGTGTTGGTCCAACCACAGAAACTGGTCAAAACCTCCTGATAACAGTTGATGTTGGTGCAGTTTCTACAACTGGTATTGGTTCAACCTTGTTCGAAGTTTCTTCGTTCAAGATATCCAGAGCAGGATATGGTTTCAAGAAGGGTGATGTATTCAAACCAGTCGGTCTTGTAACTGCATCAGGTTTGTCAGCACCACTCGCAGACTTTGAACTTACAGTTCTGGAAACATTTAGCGACTCCTTCTCAATGTGGCAGTTCGGTGAACTTGACTTCATCGACTCTGTTAAGAACTTACAAAATGGTACTAGAAAGAGATTCCCACTGTATTACAACGGTCAACTTCTAAGTTTCGAAAAAGATCCTCTGGATACGACATCAGTTAACATTGACATGAATGCTATTCTTGTCATATTCATCAATGGTGTAATCCAGCAACCAGGAAGTGCATATCAGTTTGATGGTGGTACATCGTTTACATTCTCCGATGCACCAAGATCAGAAGACAACATTTCAATCTTCTTCTACAGAGGAACGGTTGGTGATGACACATTCCTAGTAAACGTAACCGAAACCATTAAGGAAGGAGATTCGGTACAGGTATTCAGAAACAATGACCACATTGATACCTACACTCAGAACGCTAGAAACATTGAAGTTCTTGCTGGTTCTGATAAGATTGAAACAAACATCTACACTGGACCTGGTATTGATGAGGTATACTACAAACCTCTGACTTGGATCAAGCAAAAGAGAGACAAGATCATTCAAGGTGACTATGTTTCTAAGGCAAGAGACTCTATTGAAGCACAAATTTATCCAACTGCAAAGATTATCTCCGATATCACAGATGTTGCTGGTGAGATATTTGTAGATGATGCAGAGTTCTTCGATTATGAAGAAGATAACTATTCAGTCTTCATTGATAGTGTAAGTGGTCTGATCGTTCAAGGAACTGACCCAGAAGCAGCATCATTAGCAGCAACAGTTTCTGCTGGTGGAACTATTTCTAGTTTAACTGTAGTTAACGCAGGTTCTGGTTACACTTCTGGTACAGCAACTGTTAAGATTGCCTCACCTAAGGCGATTGGTGTTGGAGTTGGAACGACTGCAACTGCTACTTTGACAGTTATTGGTGGTTCCGTTAGTTCTGCAACTATTGTTAACCCAGGTCTTGGTTATACTCAACCACCACAAGTTCTTGCATCATTCCCAGAGTTTGAGTCTGAACTCGTTACAAACATAACCACAGTTGAAGGTTTCTCTGGAATCGTAACTGGTATTACAACTACAACAGGAACACTTGGCAATCCTCTTGCTATTAAGTTCTTTGTCCAAGGACCAAGTGCATTTACTGGACTGCAAACCAACTATCCAATTTACATCAAGAATACAAGTGTTGGAACAGGTTTGACTTCCATCTACACCAATGATGGCGAAGTTGTTTCTATCTCAACATCATATCTTGACAATATCTACATTGTTCACGACTTTACTACACTTGGAACAAACGGTGAAATTATTAGTAATGTTGCTTCCAATACAAATGTTGTTGGTGTTGCGGTAACTGGAACAAGTGCTGATCCTGTTGGAAGATACTCCTGGGGTAGACTGAGTGGCATTAGCAGAGGTTCTTCACCTGTCGCTATTGGCGTCTCTGGTTTGACTGCTGATGCTGGATTGTCCACATATCCATCCATTCAAAGGAAGGGATTTGGTCTCAGAGACCTTGGTGCCATCAGAAGACTATCGAATATCTAGTTATAAATATAGAAAAACGCTAGTAATGCTAATAATATGTCTGCAATTGTAACAGACCAGTTTAGAATTCTAAACGCAAACAACTTTGTTGAATCTGTTGAGAATGAATCTAATTCATATTATATCGTTATAGGTCTTCCTAATCCAACACAAGTTGGGTTTGGAAGATCTACTGCTTGGAACACCAACGTTCCAAACCCAACTGACAATATTCAGTATCAGGGACATACCTCTGATACTACACTTTTTGGTAAGAAGGTAACTTCGGCAAATATTAAGCGAGTTGTAAGAAGGATAGACTGGGAGAAGGGAACTAGATATGAGATGTATCGTCATGATTATAGCGTAAGTAACCCATCACCATCAACTCAGTCATCAAGACTGTATGATGCAAACTACTACGTAATGAACTCCCAATACAAAGTTTATGTTTGTATTGACAACGGTTCATCTGGTATTAATACCACAGGTAATGCATCACAGGATGAACCAACATTTACCGACCTAGAACCAACAAGAGCGGGTGAAAGTGGTGATGGATATATTTGGAAGTATCTGTTTAGCGTAACTCCAAGTGATATCATCAAGTTTGACTCAACAGAATATATCACTATTCCTTCGGAATGGTCAACATCAACAGATTCTCAAATACAGGCAGTAAGAGAGAATGGAGACTCATCTATCAATGAAAACCAGATAAAGAAGGTTTATATTGATAAACAAGGTGCAAACTATGCTAGTGGACTGGGACAAGAACTGAACATCTTGGGTGATGGTTCTGGTGCTAAGGTAGTTGTTGATGTTGAAAATGGTAAGATAACCAATACAACAGTTTCTTCTGGTGGTAAGGGATATTCTTACGGTGTAGTTGACTTAGGACCTATCAACGGTAGCGCTAGCGGAAACTTTGCAAAACTGATACCTATCATTCCACCTTCTAAGGGTCATGGTTA